AAAGAATCATTTGAGTCATCACTCAAACTGACACCTGAATCTGAATTTCGCACCAAACGGTGCAATCAATGGGTAGCGACATCTGACACTTGGCTTCCTCACGGATCGTGGGATCGCCTGGTTGTTGATCGCGAACTTGATATGACAAAGGATGTCGTTCTCGCATTCGACGGATCGTTCAATGGTGACTGCACAGTCATCGTGGCCGTTGAAGTGGGGGAGACACCACACATTCTTCCCATCGCTGTATGGGAAAAGCCTGACGAAGCTGACGCGAATTGGCAAGTCCCAGTGCTCGAAGTAGAAGATGCAATCCGTAAGGCTTGCGAAACTTACAAAGTGCTAGAGATTGCTTGCGATCCTTATCGTTGGGCACGCTCTTTCCAAGTCCTTGAAGATGACGGCCTGCCGGTAGTGACCTTTCCGCAAACAAGTTCACGAATGACTCCGGCAACAACGCGATTCTTTGAAGCAGTAGTCAATGAACAAATCACCCACAACGGTGACAAGACATTGGCTCGTCATATTGCAAACGCCACTTTGCGAGTTGATTCACGGGGATCTCGACTTGCAAAGGAAAAACGCGGATCTACACGACGCATCGACTTAGCAGTTGCATCGGTCATGGGATTAGAACGCGCATCATGGTGGCATTCACAAGGTGGCTCGTTGCCACAGATATTCGATCCTTGGTCAACGGAGGTTCCAAATGCGTGAGCACATAACTGATGCACTTGAAATCTTTGGCGCAGTGTCGATCACAGCAGGGTTTGGCTTTTGGCTGGGGATTGCAGGCGCATTGATCACCGGAGGAATTTTCATGATTGTTGGTTCATATCTTTTGACGGGAGTCGCTGAATGAGTTTGATTCGCCGCGCCCAATATGGTTCACAGCAATACACAAGTGGACGATATCCACAATTCAACAACTACATTTCCCCTCTCTCTCAGCTCTATGGCCAAACCTCGGTCACTTCCTCAGCTGGAGAGCGCATTGATGAATGGACTGCTCTAGGAGTATCCGTTGTCTTGGGTTGCGTCTCATTGCTTGCCGATTCAGTTGCGACAATGCCACTTCGTTGTTACAGCTACGACAAAAACGGCGTGCGTCAAATGCGCCCACTGCCTGAGATTCTTGTCAACCCAGATCCTGAGTCAGACACATACGAATTGATCCATCAAATGATGGCCACACTTGCTTTGCATGGAAACTCATACATCCACATCGATCGGGACAAGGGTGGCAACCCAATCGGTCTTGTTCCACTGCATCCATATCAAATGCAAGTCATGCCAACTGAGAACCAAACAGGTCGCACATATTTGCACCTTGGTAATGAAATGGCTCGCGAAGACATTTTGCACACCCGTTGGTACACGCCTCCACAGTCATTGGTTGGAATTTCACCTCTCAACCAAACACGCAACATTGTCGGTTTAGCGTTGGCGATGGATCGTCACCTTGCTCAGTTCTACGGCGAGGGTGCAACACCATCATCAGTTCTTGAAACCGATTCAAAAATGACTTTGGAACAAGCACGCGTGTTGCAACAAACATGGAGCGACACACATCGCCGTCATCGCAAGCCAGCAGTTTTGTCTGAAGGTTTGAAGTGGAAGCCAATCACGACATCAGCAGCTGATCAAGAGATGGTCGCTATGCGCGAGCAAACCATTCGCGACATTGCTCGAATCTTCCGCGTCCCATCGCACCTTATCGGCGCAACTGGCGACAATCAGACCTATACAAATGTTGAGCAAGCATCCATCAACTTCTTGACTCACACTATCTCGCCATGGATTCGACGCATTGAAATTTCTCTCTCAACGCTTCTTCCAGACGGCGTTGATGTTGCTTTTGATACTTCAACACTTCTTCGCACCGATGCGCTTACTCGCGCAAAGGTTAACGAGATGAACATGAAGATGGGTGCTCGTACACCAAACGAAGTTCGCTTGATCGAAGGATTCGCACCGTTTGATGGTGGAGATGTATTCCACCAAGCAATGCAAGGAAACATCGTCGCAGGCGGCGAAATTCCGGCACTTGGCGTGAGCGAAGACGGAACCACTCCGACATTTGGGGTGCTCGAATAATGATTGAAACATTTAGACCACCGATGGGAGTTCGTAATGAAGCGCAAAGCATTCTTGCTGGGCGTGGTCATTGCGACTCTTGCAGCATGGCTGTGGATGCGGATGAAGCTCAAGGACTGGCTCAGGGACTCCCAGTAAGTCTTCACACCATAGTCAAGATGCGTTCTTGGCACGGTGAAGGTCGTGAATGGTCACGCAAGATCATGGCTGTCGTCGCAAGTCGCACCGCCTTATTGAATACGGAGAACCCAATGAACCCAACGAGTGAAGAGACTCGCGATCAGGTTGAAAATGATTCTATGGACGGCATGATGGAAGACAACAGCGCCGACACCACATCGACAGATGCTGACAACAGTCTTGGTGAAGCAGTCCTTGCCGCTGATGCAGCCAATGATGCGACTCAAGCGCTTCTCAAAACATTGATGGATTCTGATCCAGTTATTGCTCAGGCTTACTATCTGGCCGTTGCAGCAGATTCAGCACTTGGCGTGATCATCGATGCGATGGGTCTATCTGATCCAGACGACGATGAAGAAAAAGAGAGCGCCGATCCTTCAATGGAAAATCAATTGGCAGATGTGCCAGATGATTCCGGCCTCAACAGCGCCGACGAGCGTGCCGCAGCAGCTCGAATCGGTGAAGGAACATTCGTTTCATGGGATACCAAAGTCGGCCGTGGCAAGGGCAAGGTCGAAAAGGTAACAACGCGGGGACAAGCAACATCGAGCGAGGGATACACGCTCGAAGCAACACCACAGTTCCCTGTGTATAGCGTTCGTATTTTCAATGAACACCGCAATGGTTGGATCCCAACCGAAACTGTCAGTGTTCATCGCAACGACTACCTCACAGTGATCAAGCCACTTCCAGCCCCACGATCAGAGGATATGTCCATGGTTGAAGAGCGCAAGAGCGCCATTGCAACTGCTGAACGAATCACAATGTCAGCAGAAGTTCGAGCATCTACCAATTCAGATGGTTCGATCAAAATTTCAGGTTACGCGGCAACATTCAACCAAGAATCAACTGGGTTGAATTTTCGCGAAGTAATCGCACCGGGAGCATTTACTCGTACCTTGGCTTCTGATAATCCAGTCTTTTTGTTGATCAATCACGACACTGATCAACTTCCACTTGCTTCCACACAATCTGGAACTTTGACTCTTACACAAGACGATAAGGGATTGCGCATGGATGCAGTTCTTGATCCTAAAAACCCACGCGCTGCCGAAGTTTCATCGGTACTCGATCGTGGAGATGTGGACAAGATGTCATTTGCTTTCACTGTTGCCCCCAATGGTGATTCCACTGAAGCAGGCCTTCGCACATTGACCGATCTCAACTTGTTTGAGGTGTCAATCGTTACATGGCCAGCGTATGACTCCACGACTGTCGCAAAGCGTTCAGCCGAGGAAGCAGCGAACGATCTCGAGCTTCGTCGCCGCCAGTTACAACTCAAGCTCGCTCAAATTCGTCTCCGCTAAGGATTCGATTCACCCGCGGCGCATTTCAGCCCCGTCGGTACTTCACACACACCCACTATCCGAAAGGAGCCTGTCATGTCATTGACAAGCAAACTTCGCGAACAGCGTGATGCAGTAGCAACAGAGGCTGAAAACCTTCTTGCCGCTGATCCATCAGAGGAAACCCTCACAGCTGTTGAAGCGAAACACGAAGAAATCTCAGCGCTCGATGAGCGCATCGCGACTGCCGAGAAGGTAGAAGCACGCACCGCTGCAATCGCAGAATCACGCAAGGCCGCTGGCGTTGCAACTTATGGCTCAACAGCCAAGATCACTCGCGAAGAGAAGACATACGAGCGCGATGGTCGCAACTCATTCGTTCGCGACATGATCAACGCAACAATGCGCAACGAATCTTCTTCATGGGAGCGTCTAAACCGCCACATGGCAGAAGCAGCAGTTGAAGTTCGTGACATCAGCACCGCTTCCGGTACTGGCGGCGACCTGGTTCCACCTCTCTACTTGATCGATGATTACGCAGAGTTTGCCCGTGCAGCTCGCGTTACTGCTGACCTTCTTACCAACATGGCTTTGCCTGCTGGTACAGACAGCATCAACATCCCACAAATCACAACAGGTACATTGGCAGGCTTCCAGGCTGCAAACAACACTGCGACAACAACTCGCGACATTGTTTCAAGCACAGTCACCGCGCCAGTACGCACAATCTCAGGTTACGAGAATGTGTCAATCCAGTTGGTTGAGCAATCACCACTTTCAGGTGGACTTGATCGCTTGATCTTTGGTGATCTTATGGCTGATTACGCTCTACAACTCAACACAGCTGTAACAGGCTTTGGTGATGGAACATCAGGAACAATCAAGGGTCTTGGAACTCTTGGAACCGATTCAACAAACGGTGTTCCAGTTACATACACAGCAACTACACCAACAGTGTCTGGCATCCTCGGTGCAATCGCATCAGGTATCAGCAAGGTTGTCACAAACCGTTACAAGGCAGCAGAAGCAATCGTGATGCACCCATCACTTTGGTACTGGCTCGTTGCTCAGGCTGACGGCGCATCTCGTCCATTGATCGTTCCTACTGCTGGTGGCAATGTTGCTATGAACGCAAACGGAACTCTTGATGTTGCAGGCGCAGCAGCTGGCATGGTTGGCCGTATCCACGGCGTTCCTGTCTTCATCGACGCAACAATCACAAAGGTTTATGGCGCTGCTACAAACCAGACCGCAATCTTCGTTGGTAAGTTCTCAGATTCTTACCTCTTCGAATCAGGCGTGAAGACTCGCGTACTCCCAGATGTCCTTTCAGCGAACCTCACAGTTCGTTTCCAGGTCTACGGATACACAGCTCTTGCACACCGCTTCAACAAGTCAATCGTTGCAATTACAGGCACAGGCCTCGTAGCTCCAACAGGTTACTAATTTGACCGAGGGTGACACTTCTCTACTCGTTTGAGTAGGGGAGTGTCACTACTCTCCACACACTTATCCGGGGGGATTTATGGACAGCATATTTTTAGAAGGTTTGACAGTTGCTTTGCAGCTGATCGAAGAAGAAGGTATTGGCTCTCTCAAGCGATTGATCGAAGAGCACAAAAACGGCACGATTGAAACCGCAGCAGTTCGACCAGCGGCCGAAACACGATGAAGAAAAATGAAAAAGTCTGCATCGGCATGGTCAACGATGGCTCCATCAACTCAAATCTCACGATGGACTTGCTGCACATCGCTCGCCACCCATCCAATTATTTTGACCATTTTGTTCAAGTCGGCAATATCGGGTTGACTACTCGCTCGCGAAATGTTGTCGTCAAAACTTATCTTGAAACCACAGATGCTCAATGGCTTTTATTGGTTGATTCCGATGAGCGCTTGAGCATCGACACTTGGCTCAAGCTCATCAACACCGCCGACAAAGAAAAACGACCTATTGTCTCTGGTCTCGTCTTTGCAGCATTCTTCGATGACGACGATTCATTGCGTCCAGTTCCAACCATTTATGAAATGCAACCAACAGGTCTTGCACCCATTGACGGATATCCGCTTGATAGCGTGATTGAAGTTGATGCAGTCGGCACAGGATGCGTGTTGATTCATCGAAGTGTCCTTCTTGATATGCAATCAAAAGCCACTGCCAACCAAGGCAAGGATTGGGCTTGGTTTGTAGAAGGTGCGATTGAAGGCACATATTTTGGCG